CAGGGGGGGAGGCACACTAGACCCCCATAATCAACTAATATTAACGTCCCTAGTTGGCCAGTCAGAGTACTGGACTTTAACCGGTGGATTATACTTATGAAACCTTCTTAAGTTTGGTTCTAGTCATTTTTAGATTGTCACGAAGAGTGTTAGACTGTGATCCCGAGCCCTTTAATGGGGGTTTCGGGGGTGGAACAGGTGGCTGTTTAGTCTTGGCCTTAACGAACTTGTTGCCGACGAGCGCTATACCCTCGCCGAGCAATTTAGCCCCGGGTACAAAAGAATCCAAATGTTCGCCAACCTTAGGTGCGTACTTTACAATGTTGCGGAGGGCAGAACGAAACCACTCTCCCAGCGGGTTCTCAGATAACCTGACCCCGGGGGGCATACCACAAATGGCCTGGCTATAGAGCTCAAGAGCAAGAGCATCATAACAGCTAGCAGGCTGGGCGAGTACGACAAGATCAGACTCCTGGGGGCCGGGCATGCGCTCGATGATCCATCTAACATTGATCTGGAGCGTGGTACTAAGGGATAAACCTGAAAACCAAGCCCCACTTATGTCAAATGGAAAGTCGAGATCGAAATTATTGGTGCCGAGCCCAAAAGGTCCGGGCCCATAAAAGTACTGAGTAACATTCCCCGTAGCGGCGGGAACATCGTTAGGTGTATAGCCTTGGATAACTCGGGAAGGCATATGGAAAGGGTTATTGGTGTTGTTCAACCGAGACACAACATAACACCCCTCACCTGCCTCCCAAGAGCGACTACCATACAGAAGCATAGCGTCGCCTAAATTTCCTGGGGGGAGGCGGTGAGAGTTAATAATGTTATTATAGTAAGCACCAGTAAGATTACCTTCAGTGGTGTAACTATGTTCTAGTTGGGGAGAGTCGGTTTGGCGATAGACGGTGACTTGGCCCTGTTTGTAAAGCTCAGCAGTTGTGTTAACAACTTCAAAGCCCATACCAATTACTCGACAGCAACCCTTTACATAATTAAGGGGTGAGGTAAAGCCAACGCTTCTAGCAGTCGAATCATAGGTACCGGCGCTAGAAGGTAACAATTGAGCGCCGGTATTGCCCCCAACAGCAGAAAGGCCACCAAATATAAGGTTGGTAGCACCGCTTGAGGTGGAGGTCCCATTGATAAACTGTGTGGCATTGGGGTTGCAAATTGAATTGTTGTAGAGATTGATAGAGCAGTCCCAAGTGCTAGTAGTAACGGTAGTAGGGGCTGACACATTAAGAGAGAGCTTGACCAGCTGAACCACGGTCGACCCAGACGCAATGTCTGGATAGCCAGATAGAGTCAAATCTTTATCGTGAAAAGGATCAAGTGCAGAGACGGCCCAGTTACGACCGTCTTGCGTTAATGACGTTTGTTTAACTAATTTATCGAGGATATTCATATTTTCCACCGGAACATCTAACGCGCGGGGATGTTAACCACCAATTTCAAGGATTCGCGCAGGTAAGAAAATTAAGGTGCAAAGAGCTCAGGGTAGTCACCCTCAGCTAGTACGAGAGCCTCAGGCACGTCGCAAGGATAATAGGACCATTGACCATCAGGTGAAGCAACAACAGTCCCTGTAAAGCGGCGAGTTTTGTAACGCATGCGCCGGACCCGCACACCACTAGGCAGCGACATACGGACGTGTTCGTCAATACCGTACCAGTTCCACTTGGACAATATCACAGTACGCACATAATTCCTGGTGTAAACAAGGTACTTGTCGCCAGTAACGGGTACCGTGGGGTCACGACAGTAGCGGTAGAAACGCTCCCATGACAAGGCATATGGCCCACCACCAAAAAGCAATGAGAAAAACCGAGTTATAGGGTGAAGGTGCCACAAAAATTGGAGACCGCCAACCAATATGATGGCGTTGATCAATGAATGGGCCAATACCCCATATTTGTACGGGAGCGAGCGAAGGCTAAAATGCGTGACAAAACGACCTACTGTACCCAGAAGGAACCGTGGTATGGACAAACACGAAGGGTCAAGCAAACTGAGTGACTCGAAGAGGCTAATGACACTGGTAGCTACGGGTCCAAGGTACGGAACGCGCTTAGCGGCCTCTTCAAGTAACGGGGCTGAAATGGTGGCATAAACCACGAAAGCAACCCACCCAACCCAGCCTGGTAAAGACAAATCGGGGCGCAGGAACGGTTTATAAGGCTTCCGAACTTCTGCCTGGTTGAGTCCCCATGACCAACGTACAGCCCTGATGGCGCTCACTAAATCAAAGTATGGCGCACTTGACCGGTCGTCTGGTTCAAGACTGACGTCACAGTCAATTTCGATCATTCGCCGCAACAAAGGGTGGTCGAAAACATAAGGCAGGCCGGGGGCGGATGAGAAGCCACGTTCAACTTCCTCGATGTCACTCATCGTACACCCATACTTATTTAGAAACCAGACATAGGTTTCATGAGAGGGACGTTGAGCTGTGACATTGCGGTAAACCTCTGGCAATGAGTACGGTTTAGTACTGTGACCTTCAGTGAGAAGTATCAGGTTAGCGAAGAAAGAGCGCAGGACGGGCATGTGCGTGACAGAAGGGTAAAGGCCAACGGCAACCCCTCTGACCCAGGACAAACCAGTGGACACAGAGTACGGGCGTTCGGAGAAACAGACCTTAGACATCATGCGTCCTGGCTTGGGCGTCAGTACAAAACCACGATCAACGGGGACGAAATAAGACGAGAAGAAGTCGCCGTCACAGGTGCGAGAGACGCCACCTTCTTGGGGGAAGCCTAATGAGGTCAAAATGGAGTTGATAGCTTCAAACAGATTGTCTACAGTAAAAATAGTAGACTTATAAACCTTTTGAATGGCATAATAGGTTTGTAAGCCAACCTGCTTCGAATTCGCCAGTGACGTGTCGGATGTGCCGGACTGAAGGGTCTGACCGACGAAAAATCGGTGGCCGCACCGGGTAGCACCGGAAACATAAGACTGTCGGCGCAAGGCACTGAGGGCCTTAGCGTTGCGCAGACCGGCCCGCTGGTGAAGAGCCATGCGTAGTTCATGGGCGGCAACATGGAAATGGGCATCATGGCGAATAGCATCCATCCATAAATACAAGGGTTCACCCCTAAAAGTGAAGCGCGCAAAAACGTCGTCACCGCCCACAATGATGGCAATAGGCGGGTTCTCTATTTCCACATAACTGAACCAACACCCGATCTCATTAACGTTAAGACCCGAGGCATAGGTTATGATGGGCCAGTCTGCAGTCTTCAACGCAGAAGTGAAAGGACGAGACAACGGTTCACCGCCTAGATGGGGGCCCCACACGCGCGCCAAACTCTTGCTTGCTTGCCAAGTCCAACGGCCTGTAACAACCTGATGTGCATCAGTCTGGGCCTGAATTAATCTAGGGTCAAAAGCGGCAATGCCGTCATCAAAGGACTTGAGAGCATTTTCACGCTTCACAAACGCCGAGCTGTTGCCATCAAGAGCACCGGGGTAAGTGCCATCACGAACAGCATCACGAGCTAGTCGCAACATGGCAGCCCGTCCTGAAGGGAATCGCTTTAACCACTCGTCAAAGTCATGCTTAAGAACAGGGTCGTGCGGTAGTAAAATCGAAGCGTTGGCAGTAACCCAAGTGGTAAAGTCATAAAACGCCAGAGGGTCATAAGTGGTGTCCATGCAGCCCCGGTTAACTATGGCTACCGTGAGGTTATGTTGGCAGCTTCGAGCAACCACAGGAGCAACATGAGCTATGGCAAAGCCATGCAATTGGTTTCCAAACTTGGGGACGCATTCTTCGTAGTCAGGCAGTATTACGCTGGCTGTGGGGTGCAGGGCAGTTAAAGGTCTTGTTTTCATACAGACGTCAGCGCGCATAACAGGGGAGGAAGGCCCGGCCGGCAACGTTTCAGGAGCAACGAGAGCCTGACGCTTACCCGCTGCACGACGATAGCCGATCACCCAAGCGAACACGCTGAGTAAGCTGAACAGAGCGAGGAGGGCGGACGGCGACAGGGCATGCAAACGCTGCCTTCTACGGAAGAATCTAGACAAGCCGAAACCGGCACAACCGGCCGCAAGTAAGGAAGCGAAAACTAACAAAGGCGTAACATAACCGGGATGACGTTCGGTAAGAGCAAAAGACCTCATGGCATGAAACCGAGAGAACACAGTATGACCAGTGATCTTGTCCCATAGACTGGCCGAAGCACTAGCCGCCAAGTAACCGTCCGCAGCTGTCTCGACCACGGTGCCACAATGAAACGCTATAGCAGCAACGTAGGGAGCAGCGCGAGCCATGTCAGAAGGAGACATGTTCACTTTGCGTATGTCAGCCTTCGCATAGTCGAGAGCAAGCCGATAGCCGTGAAGTGATCGCTCTTTACCAACCATTTTGAGCTGTACGGACCCAATAACATCTCGGGGCAAAACGAGAGACGTTGCTCCAAAAGAGAGTAGGAGACCGATGCTAGTAGAGGTGGCGGACTTGAGTGAGAAACGCTCCAGGTCGGCAGCAACATAAGCGTCACGAGCAAGGACAGACCGAAGGTCCACCTCGCCTAAGGCCCCCGCAAGCGCGTCTAGTAAAGGGACGGAAGTTGAGATGACAGCAGAGGTCACAACTGACGAGGTCGGCACTAATAGGAAATGGACAATCTCTGTTTCACCGAAACTATAGTCGACCGTCCAACTTAGTGTCCATTCGCCTGAGGAAACAAAGGGCCCGTTCAGCCAATCAAGTGCGGAATGGGTGTAATCGTGACGATTACCCTGCACCTTCATCGATACGAAGTCGCCAGTGCGAACCCAAGTGGCCTCAGGTGCCCTCGTGGGCAACTTGGCAAAATAACCGTGGGGCCCTGTGAACTTGTGGTGTAGAGAGTACCCACGCTTATCAACGGTGCGTAACAAAATGCGAATTATATCCAAAGGCAAGATGTAATACACGGAATGGATGAAAATGGCGACTGAAGCGTTAGTACAGTCACAATTTTGAGCAAGATGGTTGCAAAACCTGCCTCTAGCATCGCGGAGTCTGATGGCGTCATCTTGGGTAACGTTGGGTCGTGCGGACCAGATACGATTGCGGCCCAGCAATTCGTGGCGATTACTATTACCGCCAACATCAAGAATTAATTTAGTGTTGTCAATACAATCAATAACATATTGTTCTTGTATGACACGCATGGTACGCATGACAGCGTGGGGGCGGCTTGTTGTGCCGGTTATGACGCGGCAATTTGGGTGCTGACCGACAACGAAATCAATCTGGGCATCAGTGAGTTTAGCATCGGCTTGGACGTGAAGTATGTTATCGTCGTAAAGTACAGATAGCAACACTCGTCTAACAGGTTCCGACGATCTCACAGCAGTAACAGTCAAACGGTCAGTGCGGGAAAAATCGCCGCGACAATTGGGGCACACAGGGCTAACAGTGCTAGAAACATAAGCATCAAAACAAGTGGTATGGAAGGCATGGGCGCACGGATGAAGAACAGTAACATCATGGCCACCTACAGAGAGTCGCACGCCGTTATGGGTGCGGAGATTTTCTACACATATAGTGCAATTTTCATCAGGTATTGGGCGGGGATGGGGCGCTTCTACCCTGGGTGTAAAAGCACTGCCCCTCCCGCTATGTCGGCCTAAGCCTCTCCCAGGATTCCTAGTAGAAAAACTAGACATCGTCAATGGGTAGTTGACGTAGAAAAT